TAAACGGAGCCGATTACTTCTTCAAAAGCAACACCAGTTCTGGTGGCGATGAAGGTAAGACCGATGAAGTTGATCGATCTCGCTGGTTTGATAAAGATGTCAGCAACAAACTCATTGTTATCAATGATAGCAGCGGTGTTGTTGGTCTCGTCACAAACGACGACGTAATCAAAGATACCTCTCTTCGACTGAACGTCGCGGAGGAATGGTTCAACAATGTTCACGAAGTTAGTTCTTGTGATCTCATCGTTGAATTCGAAGAGGAAGTCCTTAGCAGCAGCGGAGATTGCATCTTCAAGGAAGATGAACAGGCGGCGGACGTTGATTCTATCAAACGCGGAGGACTTACCGAATGCAGTCTTATCACCGAAGAGGATAATTCCTGCTCCAGGGGAGAAGATTACTGGGTTTACTCTTGCAGAGTAGAGTTGATCTCTCTGCTTCTTACCTGGGTTATAGGCAAGTTTGACTGCGTTGAGGATAGCACCGCGTGAAGTTCCAGCAGGTGAGAACCATGGGAACTGCTCAACATCGGTTCTAGCACAAGTTCCAGCAATGTCGCCATTCAGTGGGACATAACGGAAAGTGTCGTTAAAGCGGTCGTACATATACTTGTAACCGCTATCGATAACAGCATATGTGGTTGAAGTGATGCGATTAGCAAATCCGAGTACATTATCAGTAATCGTATCTACGTTTTCGACTGTAACAGAACCAACGTTGTTATCGGAGATGAATGCACCTCTATAAGGTGAAACGAATGCAACAGCGTCTTTTCTTGCTTCGGCAACTGCAACACACTTATTAGCAAGTGCTCCAGCATCATCGAGACTGTAGTTTGCAGAACCCATAAGAATGAAGTCTACTTCATACTCTTCAGTATTCTCAAACTTAGTAAGTCCAGAGATGATGTCATCCAGACCAGAGTAAAGTGCGCCAGCAGTGGAAACATCAGTTTTACCACCATAGTTGAGACCACCAGCAAGGGTAAGTGTCTTAACTCCACATCCACCAAAGTTTACGCCATCAGCGTTTTGATCCCAACCAGTGTCTGCGTCTGCTTCAGATTGTGCTTGACCGTTTCCAGAGAAAGCGGTAGCAACTGTTCCAGTAGGAGCAGATCCACCGAAGATGTATTGGGAGTTGGTGTAAAGATACTTTCTCCAGTAAGAAGGAGATCCAACAGAGAACTCAGCATCCTTTGCCTTAGAAAGACTCAGGTGCTTTTCAAGAATTGTTCCAGCGTTACCAGTGACTGTTCCTTTGTCGTCGATGAGAACAACGTGAACTTCGTCAAATCTACCACCTCTAGCAGCAACATACTCAGAAGTTCCAGGACGATTTGCTAACTGATCCCACTCAAGTTTGCCGACACTCAGTTCAATTTCCTGATTTTCGAACCAGTCTTTTTCGCCAGTGTAAGAACTGGTTTGAACAGGTGAAGCAATTACGCCAGTTCCAGCGGTGTGAACACCAATGTTACCAGTGTTTGGTAACGCAAATGCAGTGTTTTGACTGTAGTCAAGATTGGTGACGGTTCCAGCGGCGGAAACACGAGATACCAACTTAACAGCAACTTCTCCAGGTGCAGGCATCTCGGTGATAACACCGTGGAAATATCCATCCAGAGTGTGCTTAACACCTAAACGATCTGAGTAGGTTCCAGTAGCAGTTGCGGTAAGACCCATGCCAACCGACATTCCAGTTGTGGTAACACCACTCAGGATTTGGTCTGCTTTGGAGTCAATGATAGCAACCTTGATATCATTTGCCCAAGTACCTGGGTTTCTAGCAGCAACAGTTACGTTGGTGATTACGTTCTCATCGTAACCGAGTTGTTCGTAGTGCTCAGTGCTCTTGATCTTAATGCTTGAAGCAGCACCGACGAAAGCATTCTTGAGTCCTTGGTCATCTGCTCTTGAAACTCTCAGAGTTCCACCGTAAGCAAGATACGACGAAGCAACCATCCAGTGCTCGTAGTGCTTATCGACCGAATATGGTCTACCGAAAGTGTCTAAGAGATCATCCTCATTTTCAATAAACTGAGGAAGATCTACAGGTCCCTTAACGAAAGGAGCGACAACTGCCCCAATCGAACCAGAAACGGGATCGACTCTTCCAATAGTTAAGTCAACTTCTCTTACTACAATTCCAGGAGATGCTAAGTTTAGAGGCATCTTTTTGTTCTCCTTGGTCCAAATTACCTGAAATTATTTATTAAAAAGGGCATTTTCGATGGGGAATCCAGCCGTGAAATCTACCAATCAGGATATTCCCACATATTACTGCTTTTCTTTACTCTATTCTTTGTGCATTCTTTACACTCATAAGAGTATGATGAAGCAACAGGACCTCTATCTTTTCTAGTCCTATAGAATCCATCAACTAAGTTCTTAGTTATGCCACATTTTTTACACTCCCGTTCATACAGGAGTAGATGACCTAGATCTAATTGGTCATCTAAGTCCATCAATAATACTCCCACATATAAGCACGATCACCATATTCATCAGTATGCCAGCGATCACCATCTTTATCAGTGAACGATCCTGTTATATCATTGATTCCATCATCTAGGAATCCAAATGGTGCCATATCTTGATCGATTTGATTTTTTTGTTCTTCGTAGATTCTCTTACGGACATCATTGTCCGTCATTTCTTTGAAGTAGTCTTGTGCTACCAACCAAGCAAAGATAACCAGACACATTGCTAAGTCATCATTACATCCCTCTTCCGCTTCAAAGGAATTATGGCGTTGAGCAAATGTAGTCAACTCTGAGATAATTTGATAGTCAAGCGTAAGAAGTTTAAAATCTTCAATTAAAGTCTTTAGGTTAGAGCAACCAAGTTTTTTGACTTGTGCTGTTGTCCTAACTCCCATCTGTGACTTCTTACCAGAAAAACCGTGCCCGACAACTTGTCCAGCACGACCTCTCATTGCCGCCATCAACATATTTTCGTATTCTAGATCATAGTGAAGAATACTTGCTACTTGTTCTCCAATATCATTAACTTCTACCAATACCCAAGCATCATTATAATTCTTTGCTGTCTGCTGGATAATGTTTGGGAACAACATCGGTTTGATTTCATTGTTCCTATATTTCGCAACTATCTTATAGGGGAATTCTGTAATATCAACAACGATAAATGCAGAGTAATCATTGCCCAAACCACGAGCAACGTCAACAGTAATAAGGTAGTTGTGTTCTTTTTGCGCTTTTTCGTAGACATCTAATCCTGCATTGCTTTGAATTGGGTCTTCATAGATTAGGTTCTTAAGGATTGATGGATTTATAAGGGTATTGACAGAACCAAGAAACTCACACTCGAACTCGACTTTGAATTGCTGCTCTGATGTGTTTGCAATTGTCTGCTCTTTCCATACTTCATCACGTCCAGGAACTTCGGACCAATGAACATCAGTTGGAATGTATTCATTTTTTCTCTTCTCCGCGTCGTGCCACATACGGTAGAAATGATTCATACCGTGTGGCGTGGATACAATAATTACTTTGGTGTTTTTACCAGAAGTAATAGTAGGATAAACAGATGCAAAGAACGAGTCAGCAACGTGATTTGGGACGAACGCGAACTCGTCGAGAAAGAGGATGTTGAATGACATACCTCGGACAGCACTCGCAGACGTAGAAGCTGCCAGTATCTTACTGCCATTTTCCAACTCCATTGATCCTTTGTTCCAGGATAGTATACCCTGCTGCATCCATTTAGGCAAGTTTTCGTATGCAGTCTGTAACCTACCAAGAAGTTCTCTTGCCGTTGCTGCTTTGTTTGCTAGGATGCCAATATTAACACTATCGTTAAAAACAGCGTAATGTAGAAGGTAAGATACCACAGTAGTGGACTTGCCAGTCTGTCTTGGCATTTTGCAAATATTGAATCTATTTTCATGGAAGTTGTTGATTAATTTTTCCTGAAAATGATATGGGTGGAATTGTGTAAGACCCTCATCAAGAGAAACAATCTTGATATAGTTGTTAGCAAAATAAACAGGGTCTTCCTTACAACGCAAAAATTCAACGATCTGTTCTTCAGTGAAGTTGATCGGTGTATTTGCTTTTTTTAGATTAGGATTACCAAGATACTGTTCACTCATAATAAAAACCTAATTCAACATTTCCAACGCTTACGTGCT